GATTAATCTTCTTATCTGTTTAAGTATAGGATTTTTAATCTGTAATTGTGATTCGAATCTAAAAAGAGTTGTAGTAATATCACTTTTGCTAATACCTTGTCGTGCTATACGTTGCATAAAGGCATAATGTTTTCTATTCTGAAATTGTAACGAATTTAAAAAACTTTCGTCCTTGCTTTTAAATTTTAAACTTGTATATCCAGCATTGTTAATAGCAAACCCTAGCATGTACAAGTCAGTTGCCGCAGTTCTAAATACTGCATACGGACCGTATTGTGCTGTTTTCTTTGAGTACACCAATGCATAGTCTTGTTGCTTGTTATCTTGATACATCATCACAAGACTTAGTGTTTGCAAATAAAATAAATCTGCAATATCTCTGCCTGTAAGACTTTTAAATCCGTTAGTGCTTCTGTATAGTTTACTTTCGGATAACTCTCTATTTACTAGTTGCAAGTCCAATTTATTTTCCACTGGGTTTCCCTGATCCAAAGTTAAGTCTACTAAACTCTAATCTATCTACTAGTTTAAGTGCATTACCCATTCTATCAACTGCAACAAATCCTTCTTCGCCTGTTACTTCATACCCATCTTCTGTTGGTACAAATGTATTCATTACACGGATTTGTTCTAGCTTCTTAACTATTTTAATTTTTGCTTCGATGAGTTTTAAATACAAGTCATACACTGATACAATACTCTGTAAGTGTTCTCTAATAAATTTAACGCCTGCTACCATTTTTTCTGTTTTAGCATCGATACTTTTTTGTGTTTTAACTTTGGCTATTTCTTTTGTCATGTAGTCTATATACTTTTGCACAAATCCTTGTGCAAATTTAGTAGGCTCATCAAAATGTCCTTGTCTAACTTGGTTGTTTGCATGTGCTTTTAATTGCTGTAGAAACTCTTTACCTACTAAGTCTGTGCCTTGTCCTAACCAAGCAAATGTGTCTTGGTCTACTGTTTTTAAGTATTGGTCTGCTGTGGCAATAGCCGACATAATGTCTGCACTTTCAGAAGCAGTAAATGTAACTGTGCCGCTAAGGTCTTTAATAATTGCATCTCTGTGCCAAACACCTGGAGCCTGTCCTAATACACTACTATCAAACCCAAACTTTGCTTGAGTGTCTGCTAGTGTTGGGCCGCCTACATATTCTGTGTGCCAAACAATGCCTATATCACTTTTTACTATCTGACTAGACAGTTCGCTTTGAGACGGTACAGCGTATACTAATGTGTTAGGTTTAAAAATTAAATAACTTTCGCCGTCAATTTCTTTTTCACTTAGAGTGTCTTTTGCAAAAAGAAAATCTCCTTGTGCTACTGTATTCCAAGTTAATTTACTTAATTTAGTTAATGCTAATGCTAATTTATTCTGCAAGTCGTCTTGACCAGGATGGTTTAGTTTGATGTCGTTAGTGGTGAAATTCATTTTAGGAATTTTTGCAAATACACCTTTAGTACCTACAAAAAACTTACCGGTTGCTGGATCTTTACCAGCAATAATGGCCGGAGCACCGTCCCACTTAGTTGTCATACTTACCGCTTGTTGTGAATTGCCATCAAGCATGCCATGTAAACTATACAAATAATCTACTGCTTCTTTGGCTCCAGGATAACCCTTATTAAAAATATTATCCTCTAAATGCTCTAAGTGAGTATTCTTTCCTTCCTTGCCTTCTAATAACATACTTTCGGCAATTATTTGTGTAACAAGAGGCTTAGATATCTCGTTAAATTTCATTTTAAATTCCTGACAATCGTTTGAGTGTATGCATTTCTATGTGTTTGGTCTCTATTAGCATTACATGTGATGTAACTGATTCTGATAATAACACTTCATATCCCAAGTCAGCCCAACTAATTCCAGCATGTTCTAGTATTCTATTAATGTGCTTATATGCTTCTGCTCTCATACTTCTAGCAAGTTTTGTAAAGTTTGCGTATGCTTGTGGATCTGTTTTTGCTAGGCCACCTCGTTTCATTGCTGGTGCGGCTGATTGGATAAAGTTGTCTGCATCATATCCGCCAGTTTTTAAATCACTTAGTTTTTGCACTAATGCTTTCGCGGCGTTTAAATCGCCAGCTAATGTTTGAGTTTGTAAACTTTTTAATTCTGATGTTGTTGGTCCAGGTACTGGCTTTAATGCCGCTGGTGCCGCCACTGGTGCTTGACCAGGCGTTCCGGCTTGTTGTTTGTTTGCTAATTTACCTAATGCTCTTGCTCCGCCAGCCATTGCTCGGCCAAGTCCTGCGCCAACTGTTGCGCCAATTTTTTGACCACGTGTTGCATTAGGATTTTGTCTTGTTTTACTTGCTAATGATCCGCCTGCCGCTGTAGTAATTTTATCGCCTACTGCTTGAGCTCCACGTTTAATCTTATCCATATAGGTTTCTGGCTCTGGTGCGGCAACAACTCCTGTTTTAGGATCAATTTCTGCCTGTGGTGCTCCGCTTCTGCTCATACCTGCTGTTGATGGTGCTTGTGGTACAACTCCGCCAACTGGTTTTTGTGGGGCAACTGGAGCCGCTGTTGGTGTTGCTGTAGCAGTTGGCTGTACTGGAGCCGCTGTTGGTGTTGCTTGTACTGGCTGTGCTTTCTTTGTAAGTTCTGCTCCTAGTTCCTGTGTTGCCATTCTGCCATTTCTTTGATTTACCCATTGGGCGCCTTGCCACTCGTATACAAAGCCGTCTGATGCTTTAAGTAATTTACCTTTTGCAATTGGTTTTGCTGTAGCAGTTGGTGTTGCTGTAGCAGTTGGTGTTGCTGTAGCAGTTGGCTGTACTGGAGCCGCTGTTGGCTGTTGTACGCCTGCCTGAGCTGACTGCTTTTCTAATTCTAATGCCATTGAGCTGTCAGGTCCTTCTGCTGGTCTACCAGTTAATGTTCCTTTTTCATCGGACTGTGCCCAAGTACCTTCTGCAGACTTAGTATAAAATTCGCCGTTTGCTTGGGAAACAACGGTTCCAGCTGGAGCGCCTGTAGGCCCTGTAGGTTCTGCTGTAGGTTCTGCTGTAGGTTGTACTGGTGCCGTTCCTGCCGCCGCTTTTTTCTTTGCTAAACGATCTTTTACTCCGCCTGGTACCATTTCTGCATTAGTTAGTTCATCGAGTTTCATACAAGTTCTCTTATTTAGATTCTTTTATGGCTTTGTTTATGCCTCGAGAGAATTTTTTAGGATCGCCACTTTTAATGCTATTGATAAGTCTACGTTCTAAATCCAATGCAACATCTTCTTCGTATAAAGAATATAATATCGCTTTAATGTTAGCCGCACTAGAAACTAGGTGCTCCACTCTGTTTTCCAAAACGTGGTGCTTATTTCTATCTGTGCTAATAGAGTTCAATTCTTCTAATATACTTCTTGACTTTTTCATAAATTATTTCTCGTTATAGTCATATTTATCATTTAGACATCATTTTTCTTCATGAACTCTCTAATGTTTAATGCCGCGTTAACCGTACTGGATGCTTCTGTCTCGTCTGTTTTAATAGTATTAGTTCTTTTTAGCTGATTAACTAAGCTATTTGTGGTTACTGTTAGTGCATCATCGTCATCTTCATCTAAATCTGTAACTCTCAAAGTGTCTGGATTAAACTTTAAATCTACTTTACTGCCTACTCCTGCACTAGAACGTGTTTTCATAAACTGTATTTGATATCTACCACGTTCTCGCATAGCATTACTAGTAAATATACCTACAACATTATCTGCTGTTTGGATTTTACTAATACCACCAGCAATATGACTGTGGTCAAATTCAATTTCTTCTACTGCTCCTCTGTTTAACTGAGATGCTGTTGCAAATAGTATATTTCTTTCCATTGCAATGTTACGCAATTCTTCAGATACATATTTGTCTTTAATAAACTGGTCGTTAGCACTAATTTTTGTACTAATAGGACTCATCAAGTCTAAATAATCTACAAGTAAACAGTCTACTTTAACATCATGATTAATTTCATACTCTCTAACGTATGCTCTAATGTCGTTTGCATTAATACCACTGGACATTTGTTTAATACGGAACTTGCCTGCACTTTTACCTTTCATTCTTACTTTTAAATCAACATCATCTATATTACGCATAATGTCTCTAGTACTATGTTCACTGACCATTGCATCTAAACGCATACTAATAAGTTGTTCACTAAGCTCTAAACTAATGTATACAACATTAAGTCCTGCTAATGCCCAGTTAACACCTAAGTTCTGCAAGAACAAACTTTTACCTGCACCAGAGCCTCCAGCAAAGATTGTTATCTCGCCTCTGTTCATGCCACCATATAACTTTTGGTCAAACATCTTCCAGCCACTACTTGTTGCGCCACTTTGTGCTCTAATCCATTCTAATCGTTCTTTAGGATTTTCAAAATATTCGAGCCCTAAGTCTTTTACAAGACTAACCTGTGTTGCTTCTTTAATTTTATTCTCTACTGCACCATAATCACCTGTTTCTAATAAGTCCGTGCTATCCAAGATTGCTTTTTCTAGTGCTTTGTGTCTACAAAATCTTTCTAAACTATCAAGAAACCAGTCTGTATGGTTATCACTAATGCCTTCGACACGCTCTAGTAATAAACCAGTTGTCGCTTCTATTTGGTCAATAGTAGGTATTGCATTATATTCAGTTGTATGCTCTTGGACAAATGTTATTGCCTTTTGAAACTTCTTATCAAACATATAAGGGCGTACAATAGTGTTTACCCTTACAAATAATTCGGGGTCACTAACAATAAACCTTAAAAATAGTTCTTGTATTTCGGGTGTGTAGTTATTATCTTCCATATTTTTCCATGAGCTCCTTATATAAAGCCTGTGCTATTAATTTATTACCTTTTA